AAACTGACCATTAGAGGTTAACATGGCAATAGAAATTAGTAGGAAAGACGTTACGTCTGACCAGCTATTAGAGTTACAATCTGAGACAAGGTTTCTTAAATTACCAGTAGACCCATATTTGGAGCTACTCGGCGTGACGCCACTTGCTAGTCAGGTGGCGATCATCAACGCGATAAATAATCCGAAATACCGTTTTGTATGTGCGGCAGTTTCGAGAAGGCAGGGTAAAACCTACATCGCAAACATAATAGGGCAGCTGGTATCATTAGTGCCCAACTCAAACATACTCATAATGTCCCCCAACTATGCCTTGTCTCAGATTTCTTTTGATTTACAAAGAAATCTCATAAAGCACTTTGACTTAGAAGTAGCAAAAGACAATGCAAAAGACAAGGTTATAGAGCTTACAAATGGGTCAACGATACGTATGGGGTCTGTCAATCAAGTGGATAGTTGTGTTGGTCGCTCCTACGATCTTATTATTTTTGACGAGGCAGCTTTGGCTGACGGGAGAGACGCATTCAATGTTGCCCTCCGACCGACGCTTGATAAAGACAACTCAAAAGCAATCTTCATAAGCACACCAAGAGGAAAAAATAACTGGTTTTCAGATTTTTTCTACAGGGGATTTACAGATGAATTCAAAGAGTGGGCGTCTATTCGTGCTACTTATAAAGATAATCCGCGCATGTCTGAAATGGATATTGCAGAAGCTCGAAAATCTATGTCCGAAGCCGAATTTCGACAAGAGTACGAAGCAGACTTCAACACATATGAAGGTCAGATTTGGAACTTTAATCACGAAGACTGCATCGGAAACTTCGACGAGATCGATACATCCAAGATGGACATATTTGCAGGGCTGGATGTAGGATATAGAGATCCCACAGCTTTCTGTGTAATCGGTTACGACTGGGACGAAGAGAAGTTTTACCTACTGGATGAGTACTTAGACGCAGAGCAGACTACTGAAACTCATGCAAAGCAAATACAAACTATGATTGATAAATGGGATATTGATTATATTTATATTGATTCTGCTGCACAGCAGACCCGTTTTGACTTCGCTCAGAATTATGATATATCAACAATTAACGCAAAGAAATCCGTTCTCGACGGTATAGCACACGTTGCAGGAATAGTAGACAATGATAAACTACTTGTTGAACAAACCTGTAAAGAATCTCTTTCAGCACTAGATCAATACCAGTGGGACTCCAATCCCAACCTAATGAAAGAGAAACCGAAACACAATTACGCATCACACATGGCGGATGCGTTACGGTATGCATTATACTCATTTGAGACTTCAGCAACAAGTTTTTAGGATACCTAGTCAAAAATAGTTATTGACATAGTACCTCAAACTAGATATAATTCTCTTACTGAAAATTAGAAAATCAAAAACCCGATGGCCGAACTCAAACGAGATATAGTAAAATATATCCGAGATAAAGCGAAGAATAAGTACCAAAAGGATTCAAAGTGCTATATTTGCGGGGCAGAGACTCAACTTGATTTTCACCATTATTACACCTTAGCACCCTTAGTGCATAAGTGGTTACGAGAAAATAACTTAGACCCAAAGTACATTCTGGCGATAAGAGAAGACTTTATAGAGGAACACCACGACGAATTATATGTACATACTGTTACTCTATGCCATAATCATCACAGACAATTACATAAAGTATACGGAAGAGATCCTGGCTTAGGCACAGTGCATAAGCAAAAGCGTTGGGTAGAGATACAAAGAGAAAAACATGGCATGGTATGACAGATTCTTGAGAAGAGAAGAAGATGTGGAGAAGCTGAATCCAATTCAGCAGTATCTAGGTCAAGCTACCGAAACGTCTCGTGAATATACTCAGAATTATGAAACATACTATGAAACTCTTGAGATTGTAAATCGTGGAGTAAATATCGTTGTAGACGATGTATCAGAAATTCCTCACACGGTTGGGGCTGCTGCAGGTCATCACGCTTCGGTAAAAGGAATTAAAAAATCAAGAGTATCTCTTCTACTGAATAGAGAGCCCAACCCTTTTCAGGATGTTAGTGCTTTTAAACGTAACTTAATAACTGACTTTTTACTTGATGGAAACATTTTTATTTATTACGATGGTGCTCACTTGTACCATCTTCCTGCAGACAAAGTAACAATTCACGGAGACTCTAAAACTTTTGTTGAAAAATATACTTACAATGATGTAGACTACGCTCCTGCAGAAATCATACACGTAAAAGAAAATGCTTTTTACTCTATATTTAGGGGGACATCCAGATTAAAGCCTGCAGTACGTACTATGCAACTTACTGCAAACATGAGGCAGTTTCAAGATAACTTTTTTAAGAACGGAGCCGTACCAGGATTAGTACTAAAGTCTCCAAATACACTCTCAGAAAAAATAAAAGAAAGAATGATTCAATCGTGGTCAATTAGATACAGACCCGATGCAGGTGGAAGAAGGCCTCTTATACTAGACGGCGGAATAGAAGTTGATTCAATCTCAAATGTTAACTTTAAAGAACTAGACTTCCAGCCAGCTATCGCAGAAAATGAAAAGATTATTTTAAAAGCGATAGGAGTTCCACCCATACTGCTAGACTCAGGAAATAATGCAAATATTCGACCAAATATGCGAATGTATTATCTTGAAACGATTCTTCCAATAGTACGAAAACTAAATTTTGCATACTCTAGATTTTTTGGGTTTTCAATCGAGGAAGACGTAACAAACATTCCAGCTTTACAACCAGAATTACGTGATCAATCTCAATATTATTCTGCCCTTGTAAACGCAGGAATAATAACGCCAAACGAAGCGCGAGACGCTTTAGGATTTGAAGCTGTAGAAGGGTATGACGACCTTCGAGTTCCTGCCAATATTGCAGGTTCTGCTTCAAACCCCGATGACGGGGGCAGGCCATCTGAAGGAGAAGAAGATGGATAAAGTTTTTAATTTAACATCAACCTTTAAATCTTTTGAGGACGAAGACGGTAGTGTTTGTATTACTGGAATGGCAAGCACAAAAGATTTTGACAGAGCGGGAGATACAATTGTGCCCGAAGCTTGGTCAAAGGGTGGATTAAAAAGTTTTGAGAAGAATCCTATAATTCTTTTTAATCATGATTATAATAAACCAATTGGGCGTGCAACCCAAATGAAAGTTACTGATGACGGGCTAGAGATGAAAGCAAAAATCTCTAAATCTGCCCCAGATTCAGTATCTCAACTGGTTAAAGAAGGTATCCTTGGAGCTTTTTCTGTCGGTTTTCGAATCAAGGATGCTGATTACCTAGAGGAAACCGACGGATTAAAGATTAAGGATGCTGAGTTGTTTGAGGTATCAGTTGTATCTGTACCTTGTAACCAAGCAGCGACCTTTTCTCTGGCAAAGTCATTCGATTCTGAGCAGGATTATGAGGACTTTAAGAAAACTTTTAAAAGCGAGGAAGATTCCTCTTCAATGGAGACAGATATGTCTGAAGAAACACAAACTCCAGAAGTCGACCTAGAAGCTTTTGCGAAGAAAGTAGCAGAGGAAACTGCTGCTAAAATAGCAATGAAGCAGGCCGAGGAGAAAGCTGCAGCGGAAGCCGTAGCAAAAGAGGCTGCTGAAGCAGAAGCCGCTAAGGCTGCTGAAGCAGAAAAAGTTAAGACTCAAATCCAAACTGGCATTGAGTCAGGTGCTGAGAAACTCATGTCTGATATGAAAGAAGACATGGAGAAAGCCACGGTTGACCAAATTGCAGAAGTAACTGCAAAATATGAAGCTCAACTTAAGGAAAAAGCAGAGGAGCTTGAAGCTATGCGTAATAGTAAGCGTGATTTCTCTGATCGTTCTAAGACTCTTGAGTCCTATGGCAAAGAGTTTTTAAATGCAAAAATTCTTGGTCTTATAACTCGAAAGGGCGACGACACAGAATACATGAAGGATCTTCGTGAGAAGACCGTTGGTGTAACTGCAATCACTCCTAGCGTTAAGCTAGATACACTCATCAGCAACACTTTCGAGGAAGAAGTACGTATGTACACTAAGGTTGCAGGCCTTTTCCGAGAAATACCTGTAGATAGCGGAGCAACCGTTATGCCTATCGTTCCTGATGCAACTAATGCACAGTGGGCGACTACTGGTCTTGATGCAACTACAAACATTGTAGAAAGTAATTTCAACAATGCTGGTGCAGCAACTGATGCTTTCAACGTAGAGCAGAAAGTACTCAGAGCGTATCGATTGGTATCTGGTAGCTTTATTACCAATGACACTGACGAGCAGACTGTTGTAAACATGCTTCCCATGATTACTTCAGCACTTGCACGAGCACATGCTCGCGCTATGGAGTCAGCCATCATGCTTGGTAATGGCACTATTACTGGTTTCACTTCCGCAAATGGAACTGAAAACGGTAACACTGGTCTTGCAGCAGATGGTGTAGGTTCAGGCCTTTTCTTAACTGCTGCTACTGATCTCGATATCAGTGAAGCAGACAAGCTCACCACAGATATGCTTATCAAAGCACGTGGTAATATGGGCAAGTACGGACTCGACCCTGCAGAAGTAGCGTATATCGTTAACATGTCAGGTTACTACGAGTTGTTGCAAGATGACGATTTTGCGAAAGCAAATGAAGTTACTCCTGAGCTTGCTGCAAGAGTACAAGGTATCGTTGGTGAAGTATACGGAAGCCCCGTAGTCGCCAGTGACCTGATCACTCGAAGCGGTTCTAGTCCTGTTGGTACTGCAGCTGTCGCTGTTAATGTCAACAACTATGTTATTCCTCGACTCAGAGGCGTTAACATTGAGACTGACTACATTGTGAAGGAGCAGCGTACAGCGCTTATTGCTTCACAAGCTCTTGGCTTTGAAGAGCTGGTTGCAGGCTTTGCAGGCAACTACCCTTCAGTTAAGCTGAAATATCAAGCTTAATATTAGCTTAATAAACTGGGGGAGGTTCTCCTCCCCCAAGTTTTTACTAATTTACTTATGGCGGATTTAATTACATTAGCAAGTTATAAAGAAGCAGAGGGCTTGAGTACTCCAAAAGAGGACTTGAGAATTAATGCGTTAATTCCTTCTGTGAGTCAATTAGTAAAAACTTATTGTGGTAACAGTATTGTAGATTTTTACTCTTCAAATAAAACGGAAGAGTTTAATATTGATTGGGGTACTCATGTAGTACAACTAACTGAAAGCCCTGTCAATTCGATTGTAAGTGTTCAAGAACGTCAGTCATATTCTACGTCTTATACTACCCTTACTACAGGTGCACATGAATATTACTTAGATACTACAACAGATAGTATTCTTAGAACTAACTCTGGAAGCTACCAAAACTGGCCTCGAGGAGTTGGTGCTGTTAAAGTAGTTTATACCGCAGGATATAGTGCAACACCAAAAGATTTAGAACTTGCGGTAGTTGATTTAATTACTTACTACTTGAAAGACGAACACAAAGAGCGAAGAACTATTGCGGGAGCAAGCATACAAAATGCTTCAAGTTCTTCACAACGAGATAATGTAGCTTTTCCAGACCATATCAAGCGAGTCTTAGACTTGTATAAAAATTTTTAGTGTCAGCGTCTAATTTAAACGCTTTTTTAATAAAGCTTCACAACGAACTTTCAGGAGATTCTGATGTGTATCGAAAGCATGTAACTAATAAGAAATTGCATGTATTTACTTATAAGTCTACTGATATAAGAAAAGCGATTAAAGTAGTATTACAAGAAGCTATAGGAAAGGACGAAGCTGTTTATAGTAATCAAAATTTTAAGAAACCCTTTGACAAAGCAGTCAAAGCTCTTACTAAAACAATTAAACAAAACTTTGAGAAGGCTCATAACCCAAATGAAGGAATAATTGTAAAAAATATTAGAGGTGGAGTAAGTGCTACATTCGCCGAATTCCAGTACACGACAGGAAAAAATAAAGGACAGTCTAGAAGTAATTATGATGCTATTTTAAATCTTTATAAAGACGATTTAAACGATTTTTACCAAAAAGTTCTAGAAATTCTTAGTCCAGGAGAAGGTTCAAAAAATAAAAAGGGAGAGTACCAACCCAAAAGTCTTAAAAGACAAAGCGGTAGCAGTAGCGCTACTAGAGAAATGCAAAAACAAAGTGATGTTTTTAACTTAGGTCACCAAAACTTATCTAATATTGAGCACTTTTTAAATGCAGGAATTCATAATGCTTTAAATGAGGTTTTTAATGATACAGAATTACCCAAAGAATTAGAAAGTGAATTAAAACAAAAATTTCCTGAATTTGGTAGCACAGCATATAAAGCAATTTTAGCAGTTTATAAAAATGCTCAAGCAGGTACAGTAGAGGTAAGCATTGAAAGCAAAATTTTAAATATTAGAAAGGGTGGAAGTGAAGAACAACAGTTAAGTAGAGATTTAAAAAAGGTTCTACTAGAAATGGATGTTCCCAATTTAGATGGTTCTGATAGCCTAGTTCGCGCTCATAGAAAAAAATTAGTTAAAGCAATAGCAGACCCCTACTTAAAAGCAAAAGGGGTTAAACGAGTAAAAACTGAAAATACAAAAATTAAAGAAAGTGGTAAAAAAATAATAAGCCATGATGTTAAAACACAAAAAGCTAAAAGAAAGGGAAGTTTTGGAGCTAAAGTTACTTTAGCGACAAAAAAACAGGCGAAACAAACAACCCCAAATTTAGCCTCTATACTTGGCTATTTAAACATGAAACTTCCTGATGTGGTTGCAGGAAATATGGGAGACCCAAGGCTTAACTATAGAACTGGACGATTTGCTCAAAGTGTAAGAGCGACAGACGTAAGTCGAACTCCCCAAGGATTTCCAAGTATTGGATATACTTACGAAAAGTCTAAATATGGACAATTCGAAAGTACAAGTGGAACTAGGTTTGCAGATATTGATAGGGATCCTAGACCTTTAATTGATAGATCTATACGAGAAATCGTAATGCAACTAGGAATAGGCAGAATTTATACTAGGAGACAGTAATGGCCGCAAGAACATATGCATCAAGAAGAAAACGTATTGTAGATGCTCTTGTAGAGAAATTAAAAACGATAAACGGTCAGGGCGCTTTTCTTACAGACGTAGGTGAAAATGTTCATCCACGTATGAAATTCTGGGACGAAGTAGACGAGTTTCCTGCAATTCACATCAATGCAGGAAGTGAAACCAGAGACTACAGGTCTGCTGGAGTAAGAGATAGATTTTTATCAGTAAATATTCGATGCTATGTGCAAGCGGATGATGCACAGGAAGAGTTGAATGAGCTGATGGAAGATGTTGAAACAGTCATTGAGGACAATTCAAGATTATCGTATAAAGACAAAATGAATAATGTTTTTTATACACAACAGATTACCGTAATCAGTATTGACACTGACGAAGGTGTACTCGAGCCTTTAGGAGTAGGCGAAATGCTTATAGAGGTTCGTTATTAAGAAAATTCTGACACGAATAAAAATTCACGATCAGTCTTTTCAAGTTCATAGGAGATAATAACTATGGCCGAATATTTACATTTTAGTAGAGACTCGCGGCTCTACATGGAAAAAGACGGATATTTCTGGTCTATTCCTGTGCTTGACGGATTTAGTTTCTCTCAAGCAACAAACGCATCAGAAATAACGTTGAATGAAATGGAAGACTCATCTGGTAGATCACGAAGAGGACGTAAAATGTTTACTGACTCTCTGTCTGCTGCTGAATTCTCTTTCTCAACTTACATACGTCCTTTTAAATCAGCAGGCGGAAAAAGCAATACAAATGGTAAAGCAGACAGTACTGCAACGCATCATCATGCAGTAGAAGAAGCTCTTTGGGTTGCAATGGCAGGTCAAAATGTTTATGTACCTAGTACTGGTAAATTTAAACATAGTGCTGGTGGTGGTGCAATATCTGCAGTATCTTTTACTAGCACCCAAGGAAGCGGCAATAATTTAACGGACGCGGATAGAAATCCAGGTACTTATACTATTGCTGTACCTACTGCAGCTTCTGGTACAAGTACAGGAGCTACTGTTTCTGGAGGCGCAACACAAGGTGGCACAAATGCTGTTATACAAGTTGTAATAAACAATAGTGGAACTGCAACCTCTGTAACCGTTACAGAAAGAGGCACAGGTTTTGATAGCGCAAACAAAATTGTTGTAGACAGTGAACTTATTGGAGGTGCTGCAGGTGATGATAACTTATCTATTGATGTAACTTCAGAATCTTTTACTTCTGATGGTACAGACTTAGATATCAACTTCTACGACTCTAGCCGTGCGTCTCTAGGAACGTTCAATTTGTACTTTGTCTTTAGTGATCGAAGTGCTGGACGATTGCTTTATAAGTTAGAGAATTCTGTTATAAACGAAGCCTCTATCGACTTTGATATTGATGGTATTGCAACTGTTAACTGGTCTGGAATGGCAGGACAAATTAAAGAAGTTGCTACAGGCTTGGGAGCAGGACAATTTACAGCCCAAGACACATTCCCGAACCCAAGTGCTGCAGGAGCAATCTGGATCGATACAAATGATAGTGATAAGTTTTATATATCAACTACTGATACCAATGCAGCAGCTAGTTGGTATGCAGTTATAGACGAAGGTTCTACGGATACAGGAAACTTTATCCGTAATCGACTCACTAACTTAACACTGGCTCCTGAGACTAACTTCCGAACGGATACTACATTTAGTTCTCCAACAAGTGCAACTGATAGCTATGAAACGTCTTACTCTGTGGCAATCACAGGCGGAAACGTAACTATTAGTAATAATATTAGTTACTTGACTCCTGAAGAACTTGGTAAGGTTAACCAACCAATCGAGCACGTTACAGGAACAAGAACAGTTACTGGAAGCCTCACATGCTACTTAGCTAGCTCTGACGCAGCCACTAACCGAAGTAAGAACTTGTTTGCTGATCTGGTATCGGATATTAATACAGTTATTAACAAGTTTGCGATTACATTGCAAGTTGGTGGAACGGATACTACGAAGCCTCGCTTCCAGATTGATATGCCAACTGCACACTTGGAAATACCTAGCCACTCTATCGAGGATGTAATTTCTTTGGAAACCAACTTCCACGGTCTGGGCTCAGGTGTTAGCGAGGGTGACGAAGTAACGCTTAAATACATCGGAGTATAATAACCCCTAAAAAATAATTCTTGACATTATTGGTGTTTTGAAATATAATATAGGGTAAAGATTAGGGGGTCTTTTTGGCCCCCTTCTTATATTGAAGAGAAGAAATGCCTAGTTTCAGTTTTAAAAAGGAAGTCGAAGTACGAGTCGTTCATGGAACTACTCCAACTCGATATAAAATAGATGTAAGTGACATTGAGTTTGGGCAAACTTTTCAAGAAACAAGTTATGCTGTAAAAACGTTACACAACCAAAGCAGTTTTGAAGGTTCTGTAATTAATCGAGCCAATCCCGCAGAGTTTAGCTTAAGTTTTTACTTATTAGAAGAAGACACACATAAAGTATTATTTGATCGTCTTCTTGATTGTGAAACATTTGATTTATACATTTCAAATCCTGGAGGTACTCCGTTAGGTACTCAACCTGACTCTATCCCAGATGAAGTTTGGAAGCTAGAAAAGTGCGTTATTCAAGAAGGGACGTTCGAGATTAATGGATCTAGACCCCTGAGACTAGCAATAACTGGAGAAGCTAAAAAACTGTCAAAATTTACAGGAGCTATACCTGGCGGTAGTGACCCTACTCCTACTACGTCAACATATATAGTGCCTGACCTCTCCACTTTTACTCTTGGGTCTGATGATGTTTCAAAGGGCATTGTCGGAATGAGCGTGTCGCTTCAAAATGATATAAACTGGAATAATTACAATACGGTACAGGGAGCTACTACAGCTACAAATGCTACAACCTCCCAATATCCAGAGAACTTCAGCGTAGGAACAAAAGTTTTATCAGGTACAATTAGCAAGTATTTAGAAGATGAATCTACAAGTGTACTTACTTGGAATACTAATACAAGTCTAAGATTAAAAGCTGTAAAAGACCTAGGAAAATCCGTAGCAAGTATTACGGTTACAAATCAAGGGCTACAATATAATGCTGTACCCACAGTTACTATTGCTGGACCTACTGGTTCAGGAGCTACAGCCACCGCAACAGTTACTGGCGGACAGGTAACAACAGTTACAGTTACTAACGGGGGGAGTGGGTATCTTAGTGCCCCCGCAGTATCTTTTACAGCTGGGTTAGAGTTTGTTGGTGCAGCTGCTACAGCAGTATTATCAACTGAACCCATTATAGCAGGACTAGATTTTAATATTACGAATTGTTCATTTACGAACAGAATGTCAACTCCAGATGTTTTTCGAGAAGAATACAACTGGAGAATGACACAAAACCCAACAGCGCTATCTAGCGTTATAACTTACACAACGACATAGGAGTATGTGATTTTATGGAACTAAAAAAACTGGTGGTCGATAGTAAGTCTACATGGATAGACTTCGCAGGCCTGGAAGGGTTCTCAGTAGAGGTAGCAAATTTATCTCGAAAAGAGCTTACTGGAATACGAAAAAGATGTACTACATCTAAGTTTAATCGAAAATCAAGACAAATCGAAGAAACTTTAGATGACGACAAATTTGTTACGGAGTTTACACGTAAAACAATAAAAGGCTGGAAAGGTCTTACTTTGGCGCACTTGGAAACTTTAATTTTAATTGATACTGACGGACAAGATATGAGTAAAGAAGTTGATTACTCAGAAGAAAATGCCGAAGTTCTTGTAAGTCAATCAGCAGAATTTGATACTTGGCTCAATGAGGTAGTCTTTGACCTTGAGAACTTTCGTAGCGAGCCAAAGAGAGTTGTGCCTAGAAAAACTGGAGGAAATGTTTCGAAACCTTGATCAAGGAATGACCCAAGATAGGTACTTCGAAATGCAAGAACAAATGGGGCAGCCTATAGAGGAAGAAAAAATTCCTCTTAATCTTAACGATTTTCCAGATATAGTTAGTTTAGCTTTAAATATTTTTGGTCGTTTAGGAGACAGAGTTTATCCAGAAATAGGTTATATAGGAAAAGACTATACAAATTTAAATTTGTATATGAAGATAGAAGGAATAAAAGAAAGACAAAAAGATTTTTTTCTTGAAGTTTTAGAGTGGCTAGATGCCAGAGCTATCAAAAAATCCGCAGAGCAATTAAAGCGGGAATATGATAAAATGAAGAGAAAGCCTAGTGGCCGCAAATGAAATTACATTTAAGATAAAAGTTGAGAAAGATGGCAGCTTAAAAATGGTTGCAGGCGAAACCGAAAGAGCTGCTAAAGCCAGTGATAAACTCGGTAAGTCAACAGATAGTTTAAACAAGAAAAGAACTCAGTATCAAAAAATAGAAAAAGGTGTTGGGCAAGCAGGTCTTTCTACTGCAAAAGGTTTTTCAAAACAAGCAGGTGCTATTACTGGAGGACTTGTTCCTGCTTATGCAGTTCTTGCTGCAAACATTTTTGCCATCACAGCAGCTTTTAATGCTTTAAAAAATGCGGCACAGGTAGAAGTTTTAGAAGAGGGTTTTACCGTTCTTGGTAATACTGTTGGTAGAACCTCCAGCTTAATGGCAAATAGATTAAAAGATATTACTGGCGGAGCAGTTTCTACTGAGCAAGCTTTGCGTACTGCAGCAGCAGGTTTTTCTGCTGGTTTTTCAATAAGCGAAATGGAAGGTCTTGCAGAGGTTGCAAGAGGAGCTTCTGTTGCGCTTGGAAGAGACTTAGGGGATGCTTTAGATCGTCTCATAAGAGGTACAGCAAAGCTGGAGCCAGAAATCTTAGATGAACTTGGTATTTTTATAAAAATAGAAGATGCTGCTGCAAAATACGCAGCATCTCTCGGTGTAGTTCCAAGTGCATTAACAGATGTAGAAAGAAGACAAGCATTTCTAAATGAAGCTCTAGATCAAGGAGCAAAAAAATTCGGAGATGTGCAAGAAGTAGATGTAAACCCTTTCGATAAACTTGCCGCAAGCTTTAGACAGCTTGCTGAAAGTTTCCTTCAGGCTATTAATGTAGCCGTAGTTCCCTTTATTACTTTTCTATCTCAAAATGTTACTGCTCTAGTTGGAGTAATGGTTCTTTTTGGAACTTCAGTTGCAAAACATATGGTCCCAGCACTACAAAATATAGGACAAGGAACCATAGACGCTGCAAAGGGAGCAAAAGAAGCACTTCCTGCTTTAAGAGAGGCAACAAAAGCTGCGGTTACTGCAGAACAAGCTGCGATTGGGTCTGCCAAAGTAAAAATTGGAAAAAATAGTATCTTTGCTCAACTTCAAGGCAAAGTTGCAGCTGGAAAAGGAAGTCCAGAGGATATAAAAAAATCTATTCAATCTTTAAATGCGTCTATACAAAAAAGAGAGGCTTTTGCTAAAAAAACAGGAGCAACTATAAGTAAAGAATATCTGAGAGAAACCGCAGAAATAGAAGCTTTAAAACAAAGATATATAGAACTGCAGAGACTAAGAACAGGTTCTACTGCAGAGCAGGCAAAAGCAGGATTTCTTTCTTCTCTTGGAGATGCAGAAGAAGCTCTTGGTGAGTCAATGGTAAGAATTGAACAGGCAGGAGCCATAGGAGGATTTAAAGAAGCAAAGAAAGGTATTTCGTCTTATACTGATGCTATCATGGGGGCGAACAAAAAACAAAACGAACTTACTAAGCCTGGTAGGTTTATGAAAATGGGAAATGCGATAAAAGCAGGATTTACTGTTGCAGGTGCAGGTGCACGTATTTTTGGAGCTGCTCTTATTAATGCAATTCCTTTTATAGGTCAAATCATATTTGCTGCAGGTCTTTTAGTTCAAGGATTTGGTGCTTTATTTAGTAAAGCAAAAGAGCTTGCAGGTCCAATGTCTGAGTTAGATACTATTGCAGATACAGCAAGTGACAAGTTCGAGCAATTAGCAGATAAAATTGAAAAATCAGTAGCAAAATTAGACGAACTTAGTACGGAAACTGAAAAAGCAGCTCAAAGAGGAAGACATTTAAAGTCTGAATATGCAGTATTAAATGGTGTAGTAGGAGAAACTGCAGACTCTTTCAAACGATATTCTAATGCTCTTATGTCTCAGGACATGGGACTTTTGGATCGTTTTGTAGCAAATATTAAAGAAATTGGGGGCGCAATAGGAGAAAGAGTAACTCAATATCTTAAAGATTTAAAAACTGCATTTGGAGAGCTTTTCAGTCTTCTTACAGATAATCCTGTTGCAAGATTTCTTATGGATATGGGAGAGAGTGCAGCTGAAACAGCCTCTGGTATTGGAGAAAGCATAGCAAATGCAGTAACTGGCGGAGATGAAGCAACTGGTAAATTTAGGGCTATGACCCAACAATTTGAAAAGAGTGTAAGTGCTATAGTTGATGCAGATACTACGGGGTTAGCAGAAGGTATTTTTGGCGATGCAATGACTGGAACAATAGACGGAAATACTAAGTCTATGAAGGACTTTGTTGCGGAAGTAAGAGCAGCTTTCGAAGTAGACCAAGATC